TACTTCTAATAAATGTATTCATCGTATCAAAGAACCGTTTATTAGCACCTTCATAAACTTTAGTTATCTTATCTAATACGTCATATGATAATGTATCAACTAATTGTAAACGCTGTGATGGTGACATGATATTAGCCACACCACCTTCAATATATGCTTTTATACACATAGCAATAGAATACACACTCAATGATGATGTAGTATCTTTGGCATATGCAGTGTTGGCAAAAACCATATCACCTCTCGATGGAATCATTAAATACGCTTGAATGTCATTACCAATATCTACAATATCTAAGGGATTAACATTGTAATCCAAACGATGTTCAAACATATAATCAACCAATTGACTGAGATTGATATCAATGTTCTCCGTCGTTTTCTTTTGGGTATTGGTGACTTGAAACCCAGCATCTTCACCACGAGATATTAAACGAAGATAGATTAATAGGAAGATCCAATCATACATGGTTAACGACTCTACTGGATATTGATTCGTAATACAATTTTTTAATACCACATCTAAAGCATTGGTTAAATTGGTTTCAAAGAGATGTATCTTATGTGTATAATTTTCATCATTTTTATCAACAGATTCAACCTTGGCTTCAAATAGTTCTAGTTGCTTCGAAAGAAATTTATACTCAGCTACAGTCATACACTTTAGACAAACCTTAACATTTGGATCTGATGGTAGACTAACTTCATCTGCATATAAATTGGAATTGAACTTGGATAAAAGGGATTGAAATGCATCATTAGAAGCATTTTTATAAGACATTTGCGTAGAGGATACTTGTGATGGAATCATTACATTTTGACTCGGTGGTGTTGGTAGTTTTGGTTGTTTAGGAACATCAATGCTCGGCATATGTTCTTCGGGTGATGGTGAAGGTTGGACATCATGATCCATTAAATGTGGAAATAGTTTTCTTTTCAGGTTAATAGCATTCTCTCGAATATTTGGATGTTCGTTTTTATTGTTGATCATGGCATCCAAATATTCAACATTAATTTCTTGACTGTTACTTTGTTGCGGTATCCCCATTGGCATTCCATTAGTTGGGATTCTTGGTTGTGGAATATTATCATCAATAAACCCTGTCTTGTGTTCCATTATTCTCTCCTCCGATGATCAAACATCATCCTATACACACCACACATAAATTTTTGGAAATAAAGTTCTACATATATTTAGGTACAAGGGTTCAATATAAGAAATAAAAACCCCTAAATTAATAGGGGTTTAAAAACACTATGATGGTATGATATGACGATTACCCAACGGTATTATAATAGCTATAACTAATCGTTGCGTCAAAGGTAAGTGGTAAATCTTTTGATTCTTGATTATAAGAAATAGGACTGATAGCAGATAGATATGCCAAACTTAGTTTATATACGCTGGCATTTGCTCGTGCCGTATTCAATTGAAACAACGTCATGTTTCCCATATAAACTGCAGGAGCACTCCACTTTGGACCAGTTGCTTCTTCATACTTGAAAACTTGTTCGAGAACTTTTTTCCACTCTTTGAGTACTTCATATTCAGCGTCAATCAGAAATTGAACAGAAAGTGCGCCATAAGTGGGAGTACCCGCAATTTTATACAGCATACCAAAATAGTTAATAGCAACCTCTTGAACCATAATGTCAGGTAGATTAGCTGTACGAAGAGAAGCAACAACCCTTTGTGGATCTCCTAATTTGCTAAAACACCCACCCTCAAAAAAGCATCGAAAGTGATATGGTCTTGCAATATCAGGGATTTTTTCTCTGAAATGATTAAGACTATACATAATATTGCTGTCCTTCTATTTATCTAAATTAAAAACCAGATGATGGAACCGTAGTAGTCGCACCGGGAACAATTCTGGTTGCAAGTTCTTGCAGATTTACACCAGATCGAGTGATATAAAATCGTAGATAGATAAATTCAGCAACAGGTGTTGGCTTCACATAAATGTCAACATACAACTCATTGTTGTCAAGAACAATATCAGTGTTGTTTGTTTCATCACAAACAACCAAGAATTCTTGAAGACCACGGTTGTTCATAACCCATTGTAGGAATTCGTTAAAGATACCAGTCATAGCTGAACGAGTAAATTCATCATTGAATTCAAATACAAACTGCTCGGCCAATCTACGACATCTACGCTTCAAGAATGCAAGCAATCTACGAACATTAACACGATTCAAATAACTTTCTCTATCAAGAAGTGTCTTTTGACCATAAATGGTGATTGCACTACGAATCACTGCAATGGGGTTAATGCGATTTGCATAAAGAGCATCGCGTGAGGGAAGACGGAATCTTTCACGAATATCAAGAACTTCAGAAAGAACACCTCTACGGCTACCAGCAGGAGCATACCAAGGATAAAATCTCTTATCAACATCAGCATACACACCTGCAACAGTACCAGAGTTAGCAACCCAACGATAGATACCATTATACTTATCATAAATTTTGGATCTATTATGATAAAGAGAAGCATAACTTCCTGTTTCACCACCAAGTAGTAAATTCTCTTGTGTCCATTGAATAATCTGATCCACTGTAGAATATTCGTAAGGAACATCCAAAACAGCAATTGCCTCACCGTTTAGATCTTCAGCCAACATAGCCAGAGCTGTCTTAGCCGCAAGTGGCATATCACCATCAATGAGAACATCAACATCAACATCGGACTCTCGATAGATATCTAAAGCCGTAATGTACTCACCAACCAATGTTGTACTGGAACCATTACGGGTAACAGTTTCATAGAAGTTCTGTAGTTCGCAAGAATAACCACCCTTAAGCGCCATGGGTAATGTTGTCGTAAACACCGTACTTGCAGCAAGATCAGATAACTTTGCACGAACTAATGTTGATTTATTGTTGATTACAGTTTCAACAAACAACGAATTACCATTACCATCAAAGGCATTGACATCTGTGGAAACTCGATGATATTCCACAGTGCTCCAAGAATCAGAGATTGTATCTCGTGAAAGTACAAAGACACCAAATTCTGTATCTGAGGCAGGGAGATTATTTGGAATTGTAGATAAGAAATCAAACCGATTCACAAACTCTGAATAAGTAACTTTAGAAAGAACACGCTTAATACTTGGGACTGTAGCTGTACCCCAATCGGCAAACTCTTCAGGGACAAATGAATCAGACTTCAACGTTTCACGCGGAATGTTAAGACTATAAGGATACTTCTTTAGTTTTTCAGAATCAGCATAACTAAGAAGGAAGATATAGTAATCATTATAAACACTACCCGGACCAATAGCAGAAATAATCAAATCTTCGGATTTAGCTTCGTCATTGATTGTAACACTATAATCAAATGTTGTAGTATCTTCAGGATCATAATATTCAGGACTAATTGTAGATCCATGTTTATATCGAATACCACCAACGCCTGTGTTTTCAACCCAAGCAACTCTTTCCCAAACTACTTCACCATCCGTTGTTGAATCACCAATATCTGTATCCCATGCAACGATATCGTCACTGATAGAACCCTTATCTGTTCTCTCAGCGGCAGTGTTCCATGCTTGACTTGTTAAACCAGCAACAGTACATTGATAAACATAACCATTAGGAAATAGTGGATCAGGAACACCAGGAGACGATTCGTCTGTAAAATGTTCAACTTGACCAAGCTCTGTACTCTCATACCAACCATCATGGACTAAATCACCGACATCATATTCTACATTACGTTCACGTGGGAATGCACGATTAAATGTATGACGAGTATAAAACGCTTGCACACACTTATATTGTGAGTTATAATATGCTTCAACATCATCTTGAGTGACAATTGTTGCATCTGTTGTTTCAATATAGTCAGCAAGATCATTATTGTAGATATATGGATCTAGATTTTCAATCAGAGGAAGACTGCCATCAGGTTCAGCATCTGAATTCGCATCATACCCAATAGCACCCACAATGGCTGTAGGACGATCCACAACACGTGTAAATAATAGGTTGGACCCTCTGGTATAATATCCACTAGCAGCGAAGAAGGTCTTCACTGTGTCATCAGTTGGGCCACCATAAGCCTCAACAAACTCCCTCTCAGAGTTAACAATATCGATTTTAAAGGCTGGACCACGTTCCGCGTTACCAACCAGCACAGCAACGGTGCTAACTTGGTTGTTAACATGATCCGAAATATCGATTTCTTGTACTCTAACTGCAGGAGAAAGGCCACTTCTAATTGTCACCATGAGCTTTTCCTCTTTCTTTTAGAATGTTGTTTTCTACACAACTTGGTTATTCTATTAATATTTATGTTAATGGTCTATAAAATATGAAGTTTTTTTAGAAATCTACATATTAACTTATCCAATTAGGTCCACTAACCTCAGTCTGGTCAAATAATGCCGTATTGATATCAAAGTCTTCTCTTTTGAAGAATCTGATCGGAATATGTAAAATCGGTCCAGGTTGAAGGGATAATGGTTTATAAATCCACCCTCGAATAATAAAATTAAGATTTCCCTTGATAATTCTTCGTTCTGTGTCTTCCCATTCAATAGGAATATCTCGATTAATCTGCCCATCAAAATCAATTCTTAATTCACGCGGAACATCAATTAATAAATTGGAATTTTCTTTAATCTTCACAACGATATAAGGTGCAACAAACGGAGCAATATTTTCTGCTATTTGATGTATATGACTTTCATATTTAGCTAAAATCGACAAATTCATACCAATATTATATGGAATCGGCATTCTATCATTATATTGTGCGGAATTTTGCTTAATTCGACGTTTTCGATAAAAATTTAATGTTCTTGTTTCATCATACGATATGGAAGAGATCGATACTGAAAACATGGGAACCTTGGTATCATACATAGATGATGGTGTGGTATATTCGTGTGTCTGTTCAATAAGCTTTCGCTCTTTAGGTGTATATACGATATCAATGGCAGTTTCTTTGGCTTCAATTAATGTATTATCAGTATCATTTGTTGTATCAACGACTTTCATTGATTTGAATAAAGACATAAATGCGATAACCTGTGATCGTACTGCATTATAATAATAATGTTCAGTATTTGGTTTTCGCATGGTCATGATTAAATCTTTCTCCTATTTGTCATAAGTATTTAGTATCAATACAATAAAAAAACCCTACCAAAACTGATAGGGTTTCAACAACACGACTACTACTAACAGGAATTGAGTTTTTTGTCTCTTTTATCCTACATACACTAAAGTAAGATAGACATTATTGATTTATTCCTGTTCAATATTATTTAGTCTAGTTCTGTATCTAATATCTCAGGTTCTATCTCTTTTTCGTCCTCTTTTTCTTCACTATCTTCAATGTCATTTGCCAGTGTGATCAAATACTCTGTGGGAATGGGGTCATTGTTTCGCTGAAATGCTAATAGATGTTCCCGTGTTATCTGGGCCAATACTGGATACATGACAACGCATTCCTTACACGCAGCGTTCAATTCTCCGATAGCTAAAGATCGTTTAGCACGATATGTGACGTTATCGAGACGCCACTCATCCTCAAATGCCATTGAAGTACTAACATGTTTTCGATAACAGTCTAAGCAAGTGTTTTGAGACATTATCGATTCCTCTCCATTCTACGCAATGCTTCCTCTAGACCCCGTAGTTTAGTAGATCGTGCAATCGATCCACCCCACGAGTCACAGGGTTGACCTTGGACTTTCTTGAGATTGCTTCGAATCTCATTCTCATTCATATTGGAAATCATATTTCCATCAAGATTAATAAACTCTTTCAGACTGTGGGATTCGCGGATCGATTCAAAAACAAAAGTGCGTCCACTTCCTAAAACTTTACTATAGTTTTCTGCAATCTTATTTGGATTAAATTTTCCAATAGGGAAATGATCTTCATCGACTACACGTTTGCCATCCTTTATACTTTTATATTGATACAACATAACCGGGGCATCACCTTCGGTATCATTCTTATATACTGCTGCATCCTGATCATATTTTTGAGTCATATCAATCATGAATTTTAGAAAATCTTTTCCATCGGTATCTTTTGGTGCGGCAATAAAGATCGAACGTTCACCAACATCTTGTTTCGTTCCATCTTCACCGGTTTCTTGCCAGCGTCCATCTAATTCCCAATACCCATACCCTTGTTTACGGATATCTTTTTTTAGTTGGTCATTACGTTTGATATTTTCTGATTCATCATATTCCGCACGATATCCAGTGACAATACCCCAAACATATCCATCCTTTGTTGCGAGTTGCCAAACACGGGATAGCTTTTCTTCATTGAGTGCGGAAACATGATTATCCACAGAGTACCGAACGTGAGTATCTTCAAAAAGAATATCAAGATCTTGTTCTTTATAAAAATCATACTTTGCTAATCGTTTTCGCGCCCAATGAATATCTTCACTTGTCATCGATATATCATGTACACTTTCATCTGTACTTTTCATTGTCTTTTCCTCCAAAAACCCTGCATCTGCATATGTTTTCAAGAAATCCTCTGGACTGATATGTTGACTTGATTGTGTGGCAAGATTGTCAATTCTGAGTTCACTTGCAGTCCCAAACAAAATGGCCATTGCTTTAGTATCTTTATCTAATGCATGATATGTATTTGATTTATCTTGAAACGCTTGAATGAGATCTGCAATAGAACCTAACATATTTTCTAATCGTTTTCTACGTGCAGACAATTGAATAGAGACAAACTTCATCCAATCGCGTACTCGTATTAGTCCAGACTCTACAGCTAGAATTTTAATCTTATCCTCATTCTGTTTGTTCACTGGAAGACGATCAATCTCCTCCTTTGCTGCCCAATGAAGATCAAGCTTCTTTTGAGTATTCTCATTTTTAATTTCATATTCATGTCGATTGACTTCGACAGCGACATTATTATCTGGATTATACCAATAACCATTACCTTGTGGCATTTTTACTCCTTTGTAAACTTATGCACTTTTATTTTTGCTTCTTTTAACATTGTCTTAGAAATATCCATATCATCTTTCCAACGTTCATTCCAATACGTTTCACGCTCTGACCCATTTCGATAATCAATAATAATATTTATGATACCTGATTGGATAATAGCACCAGCACAACGAGCACATGGATACCAATCAATATATATCCGTGAACCATCTAGAGCAACACCATGTCTTGCTGCATTATAGATGGCATTTGCTTCAGCATGAACAGTCCAAAGGTATTTATCAGGTCGTGTATGTCGTGTCTCGATATCTTTGAGTTTTTCTATCTCCTCTAATCGTGTATATATTTTTCCCCATATATCTCGTTCATATTCAGCCACACCCCTAGCAAACCCATTAAATCCTGTGGATAAAATATTATGGTTCTGTCCCACAATAATAGCACCGACCTGAGTAGATCTATCTTTGGATTTCTTTTTTATTGAATCTAACATGTAGATAAAATATTCATCCCAATTCATCATTTCTCCTATTGATTCAACATATCTTTTAGATTTTCTAAAACCTCATCAATGGTTTCCCCCCAACACAACGGGAAAAACGATGCATCGGGATCAACCCGTCCAATACACCATTCAATTTTATCATCTTTATATGGATTCGCATAACGGTTAATAACTAAATGGTCTCGCTCAATGACATCGACCAGTGAAATCATTTTTATCCCTTTCTATAAATATGAGAAATAAGAAAGCATCATAATTATTATATCTTATAAATACCAGTAGTCAAATAATTATTGAGAACAATTCACACAGGAGAGTATATCATGTCCATGAATAAACATAAAGAAAAAATTGAAGATATTTTACGTGAAACCACTATTATTCCCAGAAACAAGGGATGGGAAGAGATTTTAGAACCACTAATCCGCAAAATCACTGGTGTTCAACAAGGTAAGGTTCGTAGTGGGTGTAATTATGAAAATGATGTATTTACCATGAGGATGCATTACATGGGTGGTTGTTCATGTCAATATATCCAAATACAAAAAGAATTTGATAAATCACACCCTCACACCCAAGATTGTTTTCACACGCAATGGCACGATATCAATCAAACGTTCCGTTCGCATCCACAATATTCAAACATATTGATTCTGAAAATCTCAAGAATTAATATGGAAAGACAATTATGTTTGAAATATAATATTCCATATAACGCAGAGACAATATTAGAGTCGATTTGTACATGCCCATATGATGCCCAATGGAAAGCTTTGAATATGCAACACGAGGAACAATGTAAACTACTATTACCTAATTTACATATAAAAGACGAGGATCTAAAGGTTTGGTGGTATAAAAAGTTTTTTAGAGATGCATATGTGAATACATCTATATCCAAAAAACAGTTTGCACATTTAATGGTGAAGTGTCTTCGTTCTGTTTAGTGAAATGTTAAAATATCTTGCATGTAATTGGTGTTGGCTAAAAAGCAAATCCAACCAACAGGAACAACTAAGTCATCATGTGAACCATCTTCAGCGGTGAATTTTCTATTTCCAGATGAGGATGTCTTTTCCACAAATGTCAGAAATTCATTGATAGTATCATTATCATAAATCACTAATTTTCCATCTTCAGCAAATTTTTTCATTGCAGTGACCATAGTGTTTTTAGTTGATCCACTGGAATTGATACCAACGGTGCAATTATTGCTCGATTCTCGTTTTTTCTCATCAATGTGATAGTATGCATTTTCCCAAAAATAGTTTTGAGTCATGTTATCCGCAAAACTTTGACCAATACCATTATTTTCTAGAATGAAATAGGGTTCACCCCAAGTAGGAAGCAATTCAAATACATAATCGACAAAGTTTGGAATGTTGATCAAATTGGATCGAAATACGGCACATTGAATCAGTTTAGTAATAATGGCATCTGGTATACTTTCTTGTTTGTTTTCATACGCTTTATAATCATCCTCAATTGGTTCTCTCCACTCCATCCGAAAAAACTGCATAGTAGAGTAATCATTTCCACTACCCGTTGAAACATCAGGTGCAGCAAGATAGATAGCATTAGGAATGTATTTTTCAAAAATTTTATAAGTTCCATTATGTATTTTCTCTTCAAATATTGGGGGTTTAGGTTTCATGTTCCTTAAAGCTTCAAATCCAATAACTGTGGTCTGAGAACCAATAAATTGATTACCAAATTCCGAATTGAAGGCAATTTGCCCGATATCAGCAATCATATCTTCTTTCCATTGTGGTGAAGAATATTCGGGAACTTCCCAATAATCCACACGCACCGGAACATATGTATTGGTTTTGTCAATGGCACCTTTCCATAAACTATGGAAAAGATTTCCAATACCACGCGCAGTCGATGTGACAACTAATTTTTCACCTTTAGAAATAGTAGGATAGTTCGCTCGATAGAATTCACGCGCCTTGCCTTCAGCAATAAGCGCACATTCATCAATGTAGAGGAAAGATACAGATTCACCCGCAATCGCATCTTTAGATGTTGCGGCTGAAAAGATTTTAGATCCATTCTCGAATTTGATCGTGTGAGCGTTATATTCGACAACACCAAGCTTCATCCAATCTGGTAAACTTTCATATGCTGTTTTTACATCATTTAGAATGCTCATGGATTTAGCATCTTTGTTCGCTAAGATGGCACAGCATTTATATGGAGTAAACATAGCATAATGTAGAATGACTAATGCGACCGCAGTGGTATTATGCGTTGGAATTAAAGTATTCCCACATAAAAATAATTTATCATCATTATCCACTTGTAAACAACGAACAGGAACAGAATTACATTTGGTTATAGATCGGATATATATTCTATCATTCTTCTTGTGTTTTTTACATTTTTTCTGTATCGACACTTTTCGAGGTAATGTAAAAACACTCCAATGATTTGAAGCAAATGATAAAGTATAGCAGTCTTTATGTGATGTTTTTTTAGTAGTAAGAGAACATTTGATTCCCAATGAATGTAAAATAAATTTAACAGACTGTATTATATCTTCATTGGATTGATAAAAACAACAACTACCTGTTTTACGACAATAACCATCTGTATCCATTAACCCCTGTAAAAGAAACATGCGTGTTTCAACATCATTTAAATAATATTCCTCTGGTATATGTTTATTTTTAATTAAATTAGATCTCTTTAATTCATTATATAATCCATATATCGCAAATGCTCCTGTATTAAGGTTCCGTTTATCTGGTCGAAATTCAGATATTTGATATCCAAACTTTGTAAACATAGAGTGATAATGGGAATAATCGGATATATGACATGTTATTCTTGAATCACATCTACTCCCATCACCGATCCATACACCCAAAACATACGGATGAATTCTTACTTTTTTCTTATCAAATTGTACGGGACCGGAAGATTTAATAAACAAAGAAGAAGCTTTAGATCTCAATTGAAGTCTTTTTTGAATAGAAACTAAATCTGTCGTTTTAAGAGTTTTTTCACCCGTTAACCAATCGGAATTACCAACCGTCCAGAGGTGTTCAGCATCAGATTTGATTGTTTCGTTGGTATCAAATACAACATCATAAACATCATGATCATGCATAGTTTCAGTTATGAATTTTATTTTAGTTGATTTACCATCTCTACCGTATATTGTATCGCCAATATTTAAATCCGCTAATCTAACAAAACCATTAGGAGTTAATATTGGTGTATCAATACTTAAAGCCTTACCACACTGTCGTGGAGCCAAAATAATTGATTGTCTATGATCAATAATTCCATCAATAATTCTATTTTGGAATGAATATAGATCCGCTTTCATTTTACCGAGAGTTGGGTGAATAACATAACAATAATTTCGAGCAAAGTAATGAACACTCTGTTTACATTTATATAATTCCTGAATATTCTCTTCGGTAAATTCTATAGAACGACCGGGATCAGGAACAAGACTATTACTCTTCTTGGCCATCTTCACCCCCCTCTATTAGATCCACTTCTTGTATCTCATCATTTAATGTTTTATTATTCTGCATCATTTTCAACAATTCATGAGCATTACCAACAGCAATCACGTTAGTGTTGCTTGGTCCCTTCTCAACTGCTTTTTCTTTGATGTCCAGTTCTCTTTTCTTGAGATCTGCTTTATATTTTTGAATTTCTAGATTAGTTCTCTCGTTTTCAAGCTTGGATTTTTTATATTGTAAATCGCAAATATCTCGAAGCATTTCACCAACACGACCAACTGAGGCATTAATTGAATCTACCATATCTACATCATAACCCACCTTACCAAGACAATCTTCCAAATGATCTAAAAGATTAATTCCACGTTCCGCTAATAATCCAAATATTACTTTAGCCTTTTCTTCTTCAGCATATACTGGAACTAAGATTTCTTGACCTGAATCATCAACCTTTATTTCTTTTTTTCCTAAAGTCTCTTTGATCTTTTGTAATGTATGAATAGGTACAAAAGATGGAAAGTCTGGACCATCCTCCATTTCATCATTAGATTGATGACTATCAATAGATGATAAAATTTCATTTAAACTCATACCATTCGTATCCATCGATTTAGTCATGAGATTTTTTGCATCAGCGATGCAATGCTTAACTTTCGTCTTTGTTGTCTTTTTCATAACTTCTCCCAAAAATATACCCCACCATAGTTGCAGGGAGAGAAGAACAACTATAGCAGGGTATATAGAAATTCTTACAAACTATTAAACTTTTGCTCTTGCCTTCATGGTAATAGTTTTAATGAGACTACTATCATCATGCTCTCTCAAAGGCTTTTTGATATACGTTTCAAGTACATCATCAGGCAAAGTGGATACTACGTTTGTTAATGCTTCTAACACAAAATTAACATCTTGATTATGTCCAAACAATTGCTTCTTCTTATACTCTGTATAGAGATAATATGCACATGCTAGAAGTGTCACACCGATAACAATGAGGATTACCCATGGATATTGATTGATCATAATACCACACGCAATCAATGCACTACCACCTAATGATACTCCAAACCCCAATGTCCATAGTCCAAAGAACATCAAAACTACACCAGCGGCAACCATGAAACCACCAAAAACAAATAGCTGTACTGGTGCTGAATTTAACTTCCACGATGATGCCATTTGTGAAAACGAATCTGTGGATGATTTACCAGAAGCAGACATTTTAAATTTGCCTTTTGTTCCTACAGGTAGTTCT